TTTCTTTTTTTTCTTTTTAGGTTTCATACTATATCCATAAGCCATATTATTTTCTCGCTTTCTTTTTTTTCTTTTGTTTCTTCATAATAGCTTTTTGTAGAGCCATTGGTAGTTTCTTTTGTTTTTTTGTAAGCATATCTTCTCCTAGTTTTGCATTTTTCCACCAGACCATTTTGCGTCTGGTAAATCGTTTTTATATTCTCCACCTGAATATGTCAAAACTTGTTTTCTATTAGAACCCTCTTTATAAGAGCAATGAATCCAACCACTATTGGGTTCTCCCTCTTTCCAAAACTCTAATATAAGTTGGTCAAAATTACAGTTGTTCTGAATCCATAAAGCTACTTGCAAATTAGATATACCAGCAATCTCAAAGTCTGCTGCTTCTCCTAAACAATGTTGTGATGTTGCTTTACTACCAATAGCTTCTGATAATTCTGGGCTTCTATATCCTGATGTAATTGTAACAGGCTTATCAAACTTTGCTCTTACAGGCTCTAATACTTCATAACAAAGATCGCCTAGATTTTTAATCTCTCCACTACCAGCTTTATTAGTTATACCTTTTCTAGTAGCAGTTTGTGATTTCTCAAATTCTTCTAAAGTGAAATGTTTTGATAATTGCATAATTATCTCCTTTTGAGATTAAAGATTTTATGGTTTGGTAGGCCAAGTAGCATTTTCACATTTAGCAACTGTATCTTTTCCAGATGGTAAATCTCTTAATGCTTGTCTATAAGTGGTCATGTCAGATGACAAAGTATGATCTGATAAAGCTAAATAATCAGTTTCAGCAAGTAATCTATTTCTTTTTTCTCTTAATCTTTGTAATGCTCTAGTTGGTGCTTGATTTTCATAAGCTGCTTCTTCAGCATCTCTAGCTGCTTCTTCTTCAGCAGTAAAAGGAACTTGTATTCCGTTAATTAAATGATGTCTAGGCATAGTTTTATATACTCCTTTTTATTAAGTTAATCAAGATATTCCAAATAATGAAATTTGACCACTATCTATATTACCAGATGACATAGAAAATTGAACACCATCAATAGCAGCAGTTACATTATTATATCCTGATGTAAAAATGTGATAACTTTTATTATCATTTTGATATGTATTTGATTCTCCAATAAAATGTTTTATAAAAGTAGTGTCAGATGGCGAAAAAAGTCTAAGTGTTCCTGAAGCACACTCATCATTACCATTACCAATTTGTCTTGTTATATATTGAGCTGATGTGCTTTGTGCTAAATCATAAGAAGTTTTATAATTTATTGCTGCTTCACTATCTGCTTCGTCATGTACTGCTTCAAAATATGCTGAAGTTTTAGTAGCATCATAAGCTGTGCTACCATCTCTAAAATTTACTTGAAAAAATTGTGCATCAGTTGCTGGGTGTATGTTATAAAACTTAAACATATACTCATCATAGGTACTATCGATACCAGTTGTAAAAGATATTGTAGATGAACCAGATGCAATTTGAGTTTGAATTAAATTATGAACTGCACTTCCACCACTTGGTGCTTTAAGCAATCCTGTATGTCTGTTTGAATTTTCTGATATTATTCCACTCATTAACTATCCTTAATTCCATAAAGTTTTATTTTGCCAGAAGCTATATCACCACTTGCCATAGAAAACTGAACTGCATCGATTGCTGCCGTAACATTGCAATATCCTGCTACAATCTGATTAAACAGTTTAGGAAGCCCACCATCTACTACATATCCATTCCCTATAACCATAAAATTTTTAACAAAAGTTGTTGATGATGGAGAAAATAATTTTAATTCTCCAGCACCACCACTATCATTAGCATTATCAAGTATCATAAACATTTGAGGGTCAGTTGATTGATGTAAATCTTGACCACTTTGATAAGAAACTGAAGCAGCACTACCATTTTCATGATGTTGAGCAGCAAATACAGTTGTTGTTTTTGTAACATTATAATTACTCCCAGTATCTGTACTAAAATTTACTCTAAAATTTGTACCAGCATTTGCTGGGTGTATATTAAAAAACTTAAACACATAAATAGGATATGTGCTATCCAAGACTACATCTGACGAGCCATTTACAAATGACAATGTAGCACTAGAACTAGCAGTTAAAGTTTTAATAAGTGTCATAGAACCACCACCAACTTCTGCTGCTTTTATAAGTCCTGATGGTCTGCCCTCGTTTTGTGTTATTATTCCTGTCATTTTGTTAATCCATAAAGGCTAATATCTCCAGAATCTATTGTTGATGCTTGACCCTCTGAATGTTCTCCAGTAAATCTAACAGCGTTAATAGGGCTATTTGTATTGCAATACCCAGCAAACATTTGATTCCAAGAAGCTGGATAATCATGCATATAAGATACATTAGCAATAAAGTGTGTAACAAATGTGTCGTCACTTGGGTTAAATAAATGTAAATAACCACTTAAAGAACCATCAGCATCTGCACCTTCCATATTAAAACCAATATATTGACCACTTGTAGATTGTGCCAAATCCTGTGAGGTATCATAAGCTAAACTTTTAAAGTCATCATTTTCAGCATGTCTTGCATAAAAAGATGTAGTTGTTTTAGTAACATTATAATTACTACCACCATCACTACTAAAATTAATTAATATATCTGGTTCACTATTTGAGTTTGGGTGTAAATTATTAAAATAAAATATATATTCTTTATAAGTAGAATCTATGCCAGTTGTAAAATTTATTGTAGATGAACTTGACGCAGTTTGTTTAGAAATAAATGTTAAACCAACAGCAACAGAACTTGCTTTAATAAGTCCTGTACTATCAAGAATATTTGAGGTAACGATTCCACTCATTTATATTCCTATAATGTTTGATCTAAATAACTTACTATAATATCTACATTAGCTGAAGAAGCTGTTGATGCACATAAATGATCTGTTCCCTCAATAACAAATTTAGTAGTTAGTTCAAATGTTTCATTTGCACCAAGAGTCTGATCTGATAATATTTCAAAATCAGTTCCACCACCATCATCATCAATGTAAAGATCAAAAGTTTCAGCTGCACCAGCAGTTTCTGTTACAAAAATAGAAAGAATAGTATATGTATGACCACTCACTCCATTAATCAAAACAGATTCAGAGTTTGTTACTCCAGCTGTATGAGATACTTTTAATAATTCACTTGCCATGTTTTCTCCTTATTAATTAAAACCCTAAAACTAGAGTTTTTCCTGTTGTTGTTAATTGTCCACCCTCTGAATGTGTTGTACCTGATATAACTATATTACCACTACTATCTCCAGAAATCCAATTTATAGAACCATCTACTCCATCAGCAATTTTTAATTGTTTATCTCCTGTTGCTGAAGCAGCATTAATAGAACCAATAATTACATTACCATCACCACTTGAAATATTATCACCAGATTCAAAACCTATTGTAATATTGTTGCTACCACTAATAGTGTTTCCACTATCAGCACCTATCGTTACATTTTTTTCACCAGATTGAATACTTTGTCCAGCTTGAAATCCTATAACTGTGTTTTTTCCACCTGTATTAATTGAGCCACCAGCTCCAAAACCCATAGCAGTTGTATGTCTTGCTGATGTTATTGCATCTCCAGCACTATTTCCTACAATTGTATTATTTATTCCAGAAGTAAGTGACGATAAAGGATCATCACCAATACCAATGTTATTACTAGCACTACTTAAAGTTCCAGTTGTTGAGTGACCAATTAATAAACTATCTGTAAAATTAGTTCCACCCTCTTTAAATGTAACTCCACCTACAACACTATCTAAAAAATTAACTGTATTAGATGAAGTATCAATTGTAGCAAAAGAAATATCATCTGAACCATCAAAGAATTTTATTGTTAAACTGTTTGAACCTGAATTAGTAGTGTCAAGCCACATTGTGCCAATAGCTGCACCACTTGGTCTTGAAGTTCCAGAGTGCATAGTGTTTAATGCTGAAAGTGCATTGTTTAAATCTGTCCTAAAACTAGGAAAAGATTGGTTTGCAATATTCATGTCATGTTGTGCCATAATTTCTTATACTCCTTTTAAAATCCTTTTGCAATAAAATCAAAATTTCTTGAAACATTTGTGCCACTTGAATTTTTAAATAAAACATCAAAACTATTAACAGTTTTGTTAGAAACTGTAAAGAAATCTCCTGTTGCCATATTTTCTCCTGTTATACCAACTGCATAAGCTGTTGTCTTAAATGGTGTAGTAAATGAAACAGTTTTTGTAGAAGTACCTGAAGCAATATCATTACCACTAAATATTCTATCTTCCATATCTACTGTAACTGTTACTGCTGAAACAACAGGAGTAGAAGCATTATCTCTTGAAATTAATACCACTCTGAATTTAAAATATCTAGCAGTATATTCGCCAATTACAAATGTTCTAAAATCAGTATATGTTGAGTTATCATCTGAAGTTGCAATCTCAATATGTGCATTACAATTAGCAGCTACATCTCCATCAAAATTTGAACTAGCAGAATCAAAATTTCCACTTCTGTTATCAAACAAGTCATCAGGATTATCTGATGTTTGAGTTAAAGATGCTGTAATTCTTGCAGTATGTTTTGCACCAATATCTATTACATTTGCAAATTGATAATTACCTGTTGATACAAAGTCAGCATTAGCAACACCAGAATCAAAAAATCTTGTTGTTTCTGTATCAAAATTTCCACTAGCTGCATCAAATAATTCTGAAGAATCTAACTCAATGGCATTATCACTTATTACAGTATTTGTATTAGTTCCAGCAAATGTAGGGTGTTCTGATTGTGTTGTAATATTATTAAAATTAGTAGCACTTGTAACATTAGATATAATTGCTGTAGCATTAGAACTAAAGTTTCCTAATTTATCTACTGCTTTAATTAAATATGTTCCAGCCCTTGCTGGTACTGATATTGATGTTGCTGGTCTTGATACTTTTTCGACTAATGCAACAGAGTTTTGCCAATCAGCAGTACCATCAGTAGCTTCTGAAAATCTTAAATTATAAAATGCTAAATCTAAGTCAGATATTTGTTCCCAACCTAAATGTGCTTCTTGACCTAAAATATTACAAGAAAAATCAGTTACATCACTAGGTGGCTCAATAGCACCTACAATAGTTCTTTGTGCAGATACATAAGTTGATGATACTCCTAAAGTATTTACAGCTTTTACTCTTACATCATAAGTAGATTGGTCTATTACATTAAGAACTCTGTGATTTAATCCTGAACCTTGTGCATAAATTATAAAATCTGAATCTGTACTTAATTTGTATTCTACTTGATAAAAATCTATAAAGCTATCAGGAGAAGCACCTATTGATACATCTAAAGCTACAATTACAGTTCCATCATTATATTCTATTAGTTGGTCAGTTAAAGTAACACTAGCTGGTGGTTGGATAGTAAATGGATTAGGTAAATTAGTAGATGGTGTAGAGCTTACTTGTGATTTGGTTGCCCAAGTATAATGACTAGCCTGATACTCAACAAGAGATAATCCTATTGTAAAATCTTCGTTAAAAGTTAAACCCATAACTCTAAATGCTTTTGCAGAAAAACCTAATGAACTGTGTGTAATATTTACTATATCTCCTATGGCTAAATCATAAGCATCAAAGCTAACATTAATACCAAGTGTTAATGCTTCTCTACTTCTTCTTAAAATAACTTCTGCCATTTCCTCTGCTTGATATGGAGATGTTAAAGTTTTGAATGTAAATCTACCCTCTAATAAAAAACCACCATCAGCAGTTTTCATAGTTGCGTGTTGATCTGCACTAGATAAACCACTATCATCTATTGGTGGAAATTGAACTTCATCTACTTGGAAGTTTCTAGCTGGATTAACAAAACCAACTATAACTCTGTTGTATCTTTCATTCTTTGTTGGAATAGATAAATTATATCCACCTATAATATCATCTTCTGTTAATGTTATTGCTGCACTTCATGTTG